AAGGTAGACGAAGAAAAACGTATGCTAGTTAGTCCTGCTTTAATACCTAACAAGCAGATATTTAGATATGATCCTAACACCGATTCAGATTACTATGTTTTCTTTTCAAAAGCGACGGTAGCTAAAGCATCTGAATTATATTTAAAACATAACAATCACCATAAAGCTACTCACGAACACAACGAAAGAGTATCAGGAGTTTTAACAGTTGAGAGCTGGATTAAAGAAGGCGATAGCGACAAGTCTAAGCTATACGGATTTGATTTGCCTAATGGAACTTGGTTTGTTAAAATGAAAATAACAAATGATGATCTATGGCAAAAGATAAAAGCAGGAGAATTAAAAGGATTATCAATAGAAGGATATTTTACTAATAAATTTGAGCAAATGCAAAAGAAAGAATTTACGACAGAAGAAGTAAGAACTGCACTTAGAGAATTGTTAAGTGTTCAGAAGGTAGAGTTAGGATTAATTGATGATGTAAACAAAACATATAACGCAATAAAAAAAGTTAAAGACAAAATGGATGATGATTTAGCTAAAGCAAAGCGTTCTGCAATTATAGGCGACACAGAAATACAGAATTTTAATAAATTAGTAGGCGATGTTGAGAAAGCAGCAAAGGAATTAGGAATACCTGTAAGCGATATGAATTTACAAAAATTATCTAATGACATAAAAAGTTTCCAAAAAGACTTTAATACTGTAATAGAAGCATAAAACATAAAATAATATGAAACCAACACCAGAACAAATACTAAGTGCTTTAAATAAAATGATAAGAGAAAGCAAAACTGAACTAAAAGCAGAAAAGGTTGAGTTGAATGCAGTTACAGATACAATAAAAAAAGCATCTAAAGTTGTAAGTCAAATAATGAAAAATGAAATGAATATTTTATCTTTAGCTGATGATGCAGTAAGTAAAGCAGGTGAGTTAAATCAATATATTGCAAAATTTAAAGAATACGAACAAGCAGCAAAAGAATTAGGCGTTGATAAAGTTGCAAAAGAAGCATCTGAAGCAATTACACATTATACTGATAAAATAAAAAGAGCAGATAAAATGCTTTCACAAGTTAAATCAGCAATAAAAAGGTAAAAATCAAATAAATAAATAACTATTCTATTATATTAAAAAAGAACCTATGGACTTAAAAGAACAAATATTAGTAGCACTTGGCTTAAACAAAGCTGAAGAAGAAATTAAACTTGAGTGGCAATCTAAAGGAGTTGATGGCACGATTTATGTATCTACCGCAGAGGTGTTAGAAAGCGGCTCAGACATAAGCGTTCTCACAGAGGACGGAACTACAATTCCAATGCCAATCGGAACTTATAAAACTGAAGATGGTGTAAGCTTTAGAGTTGAAGAAGAAGGTGTAGTTGCTGAAGTTATGGAATCTGAAACCGAAGAAGAAGTTGAAGCTGATTACGAGGATAAAGAAGAAATGGCAGAAGAGGCAGATGTTGCTGATTGGCAAGGTATGGAGAAAAGAATCCAAAACCTAGAAGATGCAGTAGCTTCTCTAAAAGAAGAAAAAGTAGGTGGTGATGATGAAGTAGAGGAAATGGCAGAAGAAGTAGTAGAGCCACGTTCTACAAGTCCTAAGACTATAACTACTAAAGAGGTGGTAGAATTTTCAGCAGAAGATGAAATAAAGAACTTAAAAGCTGAAAACGAAAAACTTAAAACGGAATTAGCAGAATCACCTGCTGACAGTCCTTTAAACACAAATAAATTTAGCTCGGAAAAGCCTGTTATATCTAAAAAAGAATATAATAAACTTTCTAAGCAAGAAAAGTTTTTACATAACTTATACAATTAAATAATTAATAATTAAAAAAAGAAAAAAATGGCAATAGATGCAACAGCAAGTAATTATGCAGGAAAAGCGGCAGGATTTTATATTTCTGCGGCACTTCGTCAAGCAAACTCAATGGAGTTCTTGACAATGATTGAAAACATCAAGTACAAAAGTAATATTCAGAAAATGGCAAATGCCAATATGATAAAAAACGCAAGTTGTAATTTTGATGAAAAAGGAACTTTAACATTAACAGAGGCAATTTTAACACCTAAGAACTTACAAATTAATACAGATATTTGTAAAAAAAGTCTTTTAGAATCTTGGGAAGCTTTACAAATGAGAGCAGGTGCAGGCGCACCACCACCAGCATCTTTTGATGATTATGTAATGTCTTACTTAGGCGAAATTATTGCAAATGGTACTGAAACTTCTATATGGACAGGAAATGATGCAACAGATGGAGAGTTTACAGGATTTGTAGGTGGCGGTGTTGGACACTTAGTAACTGACGCAACAGTAGTTGATGTAGCAAAAGTAGGGGCTACTTTTTTAGCAACTAACATTATAGAAAACTTACAAAACTGTACAGCAGCTATCGCAACAACAGTTTATACAAAAGATGATTTATATATTTATATGAGTCCAAAATCTTACAGACTTTATATTTCAGCAATTTCTACAATGGGATATGTTAACGCATACTCAATGAACGGAGATTACGATGCAGTATTTGAAGGAATAAAATTGGCTGTCTGCAACGGAATGAAAGATGATGTTTTAGTGGCGGCAGAAAAATCAAATCTTTTCTTTGGGACTGATTTACTTTCAGATCAAACACGAATCTCTATGCTCGATATGGCTAACCTCGATGGTTCAGACAATATGAGAGTTGTAGCTAGATACTCAGGTGGTACGCAAGTTGGAATTGGAGCTGACACAGTATTAGTATCATAATAAACTTAATTAATAGAAGCAGGGGTGTAAAAGCCCTTGCTCCTTTAACCTTAAAAAATATAAAAATATGAGTTGTACAGCATTAACAAAAGGTAGAGGGCTAACCTGTGATAGAGTACAGGGTGGAATTAAGTATGTTTATTTTGGAGTTTATGATGATTTTGACACTGACGCTACAACAGGTGAAGTTTTTGGAACAGGTATCAAAGTAGTGTCAGGAGAGGTTACAGATATTGATATGGGCGCAGGAACAGGTCTTAAAAGATATGCGACACCTATTGGAACATCATCACTAACTGAAACAATTACAGGTACTAGAGATACAGGAACTATTATGTATGCTCCACAGCTTACATTAGTCCTTAACCAATTTACAAAAGAAGATCAGAACGAAATAAAACTTTTAGGAACTACTAAGGTTGTAGTATTTGCACAATTATATCAACAATTATCAGGTAAAGATGTTATTGTATGTTTAGGTGCAAGAAATGGAATGTACTTAAATAGTGGTACAGAAGATAGTGGAACTGCTTGGGGAGATAGAAACGGCTACACATTAACCTTTGACGGAATGGAGGAAACTCCTGCTGCTATTGTAGCACCTTATGGTACAAATCCATTTGACAATGGCGACTTTACTAATGTATCAGTAGATATAGATTAATCTTATTTTAGTTTTCATATATTCTTGATTAGAGGGCTTTATGCCCTCTTTTCTTTTAATAAGGCAAATAAAAACTTGACTTTTCTATTATATTAATATATGATACAAGCTACAACAGAAACAGCCTTTAATGCTTATATACAAACAGAGGATAACAGAATAAATACTGCTGTTGCTAAAACTCAAATTAGGCACTTAATGAAGTTCACTAATGATATGGATAAGTCAGTTCAATATGCTTATGGATCAGTGGAAATATTAAAAGATAGATATACTGAGATTAGGTTTTTGTATAACACAACTCCTGATGTATTTACAGGAAAAACAAAACTAATACCATCAGGGTTTTACAAGTACGAATGCTATGAAGTCAGTTGGGTAGGCACTGTAAGGCTTTTAGCTGAAACAGCACCTGCAACAGAAACTCAAATATTAGAGCCTAGCGATGATAATGGGGTGGTTCAAGGCTTAGTAACTAAGGGCAAGATGTATGTAGCAGATAAAGCAGGAACGGCACAAGTTCAATACACTCAAAGGCAAGAACCAAGTGGAACTAATTATATATATTACGGACAATAAAAAATAAAAAAAATGGCAATAGAAAATGTACAACAATTATTAACAGAGCAACTAGGGAAAAATGCAGGAACGGAAGTGTTTACAGGTGCAGTAACAGGTAAAGATTTTTACGCTGTCTATTTTCCTGTTGAAAGCGCAGTAAGTGCAATAACGGCATCAGGAGTAACAAATGCAACAGCACTTCAAACGACGCTGCCTGCTGGAACAACCTTACTGATGGGAGTTCAGGCTATGACCTTAACGAGTGGAATAGCAATAGGATATAAAGAGTAATATGAAACTAGGATTAGGTTTAAGTTTATCTTCAATAAGCCCTCAAGGGGTTTGGTCGCCTGATGATGAAGCTACTTTAGAAGCGTGGTATCAAAACGCTGTTGGAATAACTTTAGATGGCTCTAATGTAAGTCGGTGGAATGACAGCTCTTCTAATGGTCGTGATATGGTACAATTAACCGACACTGAACAACCTGCTTATTCTTCTGGAACTTTAACTTTTAATTCAGCAGAAACTCAAAACTTACAAACATCAGGACAAATTGAATTGTCAGGAGCATTTACCATAGGCATAAAAATGACACCTACTTCTTTCAGTAATGTTGTTATAGCTGACAACACAGCTCCTAACGAATTTATGAAAATAACAAATTCTAGCACAATCAGAATTAAAATAGACACAGGTGTTGCTGATTTTAGTTTAGATAGTGGCACACTTGGTGATGATTATATAATGTTCACAAGAGATAGCTCAGATTTAATTACTTTGTATAAAAATGGAGTGGCACAAGCAGACACAGAAACAAAAGCAGGAACAGTAGATATAGATTGTATTGGCGTAAGAGAAACAGACAAAAACGCTTATAATGGGGATATTGAAGAAATACAAATATATAGTTCATCAAGTGCTGCTTTAACAGCTAATGTAAACGATAGGCTATCTAGTATATAAAAACAAAATTATGAAAGACAGATTAATTTCAGTAAATTTAGAAACAGCAACTGCTCCAATAGTACAAGAGGTTAGGGGTCGTGATTATATAGAGTATGGAACAGAAGATTGGAGAAACTTATATCCTCAATTTCTTATTGACTTATACTACAATTCATCAACACACGCTGCTATCATAAACGCAACTTCAGAAATGATTGCTGCTGAGGACTTAATAGTTTCAGATGAGGACACTAGCTTAGACGCTTATGTTAAATTAAAGAAATTTCTAAGACACGCTAATTCTAAAGAGTCTTTGCACCAAGTGATTAAAAAAGTAGCATTTGATTTTAAGTTACAAGGAGCTTATGCTTTGCACGTTGTATGGAATAGAGAGAGAACTGAAATAGCGGAAGTCTATCACGTTCCTGTTGAAAGAGTAAGAGCAGGACGACCAAACGAAATGGGCAAGGTAGACACTTATTTTATATCAGCAGATTGGAGTAATACTAGAACGCATAAACCTTATCCAATAGCAGCCTTTAATGTCAACGACAGGACTTCAGGTAGTCAGTTACTTTACACAGGCTCTTACAGCCCTAATATGGACTGCTATCATACACCTGACTATTTAGCTGCTTGTAATTGGGCTTTAGTAGATCAAAGAGTTGCTGAGTTTCATCTTAATAATATAGAGAACGGCTTTAGTGGTAGCTACTTCATCAGTTTCGCAAATGGAGTTCCTAGTGCGGAGGAGCGTAGGCAAGTAGAGCAAAGTTTAACAGATAAATTTACAGGAGCTAAAAACTCAGGAAAGTTTATATTAACCTTTTCAGATGATAAGACTAGAACACCTGAGATTACGCCTATAAGCGTTTCTGACGCAGATAAACAATATTTAGCACTCCAAGAGCTTTTAGTTCAAAATATCCTCACAGGACATAGAGTAACAAGCCCTATGCTAATGGGTATTAAAAACGACACAGGATTAGGATCAAATGTAGATGAGTTGAATGCAGCTTTTAATTTTTATCTCAATACAGTAATTATTCCGTTTCAGCTAAATATTAAAAATACATTACAAACTTTATTCTCAGTAAATGATATGGACTTGCCTGTGGAGTTTGTTCAGTTAAAACCAATTACACTTACGTTTACTTCTGAGGACTTAAAAGGAATTATGACGGAAGATGAACTAAGGGCAGAAATGGGATTAAAACCTTTAGATGTTGAAGTAAGAGAAGATTTCAGCAAAGTTGGAATGATTGACGGAAAACCTGTTTTTAGCACCATAGAGGAGGCTGAGGCTCACGCAAAGACTTTAGGGTGTAGTGGGTATCACGAACACGAATATGAAGGCAGAACGGCTTATATGGCTTGTGAAGGGCATACAGAGGCAACAGAGCTTTCTAAATTCATAGAAGAATTTGGCGAGGATATTCCAGAAGATTGGGAATTAATAGAAGAAGAAATAGTAGATGGGGAACACCAAGACTTTGACTTTGAGGAGGTTTTAAATGATGCTGCTAATGAAAAAATAGAGCTAGCTTCAACAGGTAGTCCAAAACCAGGAAGAAAATCAGAGCAAGATGGGATCTCTAAAAAGACTTATGATTATTTTAGAGTAAGATATGTTTACGAACAGGATAATTTCTTAGTAAATAAGTCAGGCACAAAAAGAAAGTTTTGCAGACAAATGATGGGTGCTAAAAAAATGTATCGTAAAGAGGACATTTTAGCTATGAGTAAAAAGGCAGTTAATCCTGGCTTTGGTATTAAAGGAGCAAGTAAATACTCAATTTGGCTCTACAAAGGAGGACCGCAATGTTTCCATTTTTGGACTAGGAGAATTTTCAAAACAGTAATAGGAGAATCTAGGACTACTAAAATAGAAGATGCTGATTTGATTGGCTACACTAAAGCAAGATCAGAAGGCTTTACAGCAAAGAAGAATGACAAATTGGTGGCAATACCGCCTAGAAAAATGAAAAATAACGGATATTACAATTAATTATGGCATACGTTTTATTTATATCAGAAGCTAAATTAAAAGACAGCACAGCAGTTAATCTAAATGTAGATGTGGATATATTACTTCCGTTTGTTCGTGAAGCACAGAAGCTCTATGTTGAAACAGCACTAGGAACGGATTTAACACAAAAACTAAAAGATGAAATTATTGCAGGAACTTTAGCAGGGGCTTACAAGACTTTGGTAGATGATTACATTGGTGATATGTTGCCGGGATATAGTCTTTTTCACGCTCTTCCGTACCTGAGATTTCGTGTAGAAAATGGTGGAGTATTTACACACTCCTCAGAAACAGGAACTCCTGTAACAACAGAAGAAGCACAACACCTTAGAGAGGAGGTTTTAAACACAGCTAGTTACTATCGTGAAAGAATGATTGACTATATATGTAATAACACAAGTAGCTTTCCTGAATATTCTACAAATTCTGGTGCAGATGTCAGCCCTTCAACAGAAAACTACTATACAGGTATGAACCTTGACACTCCACCACAAGGAACTAAATTAACATTAAGAGATTTTTTAACACCTGATTTAACTTAATGAAAAAACATTATAAGCCAAAACAAATAAATATTACAAAGCTAAAATCCTACTTGGATAAAAAGCCAAAATTAAATAAAGATGACAGATCTAAAAGACACGCTACAAGTAGGAATAGCTAACGGCTCGGCAATTTCCTTATCTTTAGTAAGTGAGGTAAATGAGATACTAACGCTAGTTTCTTTAGTATTAGCAATATGTTTCACTATTTATAAATTCATTAAATTCAGAAAATGAAACGACGTAAATTAAATAGTACAAATCCTAAGTATAACAAAACACAAGAAAGTGAAGTTAAAATGCGTAAAGAATTTGTTAAAGAGGTTAAAGGGTGTAAAATCTACAAATCATACTACTTATAATTTGGAACTGAAATATTTTAAACTATCAGAATTTGATAGTCCTGATGAACCAGGTTCAGGTTCTAATATGGATAAAAAATTTCTTGAAAAACTAGATTATGCCAGACATAATGCAGGTGTTCCATTTAGAATAAATAGTGGTTATAGAACTAAAAGGTGGAATGATAAAATCTTACAAGCAAGAATAGGCAGCTCACATAAAAAAGGGTTAGCAGTTGACATACATTGTATAGGAAGTCGCAACAGAGCTTTAATCATTAAATCTTTAATGGACGTTGGTATTAACAGAATAGGAATAGGTAAGACTTTTATACATTGTGACGTTGATAACATAAAAGACCAGGACGTTATATGGTTATATAATTAAAATAAATTTACTAATCAAAAAAAAAATTATGAAAAATTACATTATTACACAACTTTTAACATCTAAGAAAGTTTGGCTAGGGATCAGCTCAATCGTAGTGCCATTAATTGCTTCAGCATTAGGAGCTGATGAAGATGCAGTATCTAAAGTATGGTGGAGTTTAATTGCTATGCTAGGTGGACAATCATTTGCAGATTTTGGAAAGTCCAAATAATAGATACAGATTAAAGCCACACGAGATAGAGCTTATTAAAGAAAGTAGGGCAAAAAACGAGAGGAGAAAATTGATCATACCAGATCTTCACGCTCCTTTCGTTGAGCCTGGTTTTTTTGAGCATTGTAAGGCTATGTATCGTAAGTGGAATTGTAATTCTGTTCACTTCACAGGTGATTTACTCGATAACTCATTTTCAAGTTTTCACGAGATAACGCCTGATGGCAAAAGTGCTGGAGATGAACTTGCGCTAGCCATTGAACAGATTAAGCCCTTTTGGGAAGAATGGAACGAGGCAACTGTTTGTATAGGCAATCACGATGCTATAATTTCTAGGAAACTTGTTTCTTCTGGACTATCACAGGCTTGGTTAAAAGACTTTAACGATGTTTTAGGTACTCCAGGTTGGATATGGAAAGACAAATTTGTTGAAGATGGTGTTATGTATATTCACGGCACAGGAAGTTCAGGACGTAATGGGGCTATTAATAGAGCTATAAATTGGAACACAAAAATATGTCAGGGGCATATACATACAGAGTCTAGTATAATCTATCACGCTAATAAAGACAGTCTGTTATGGTCTATGCAATTAGGTGCAGCTTTTGACGTAAACAGTTATGCTGCAAACTATGCAAAAAACTTTACCAAAAAACCTATAATTGCTGTGGGTATAATAATTGACAATGGGCGTTTACCTATACTAGAGCCAATGCCCTTATGAAGATAAGCGACTCCACTAAACTATCTCTTTTTTACTTTCTTTTAATTGTATTGGTTTTATTGCTTAGTTTATAGCACCATACAGCCGTTTTAAGCACTTTATTTTCTTTTTAATACCTATATACTAGACAGCACCTAAAGTTGCTTATCTAGCAAAAACACTATTAACACTTAAATTGTTAATAACTTTGTAAGTAATTTGGTTAATATCGTTTAATTTTTATATCTTTGCCCTGTCAATCAAAGTTAAATTAAATAAAACTAAAATGTTAATCACAAACAAAAACACAGGTTCTAGCTTTAACCTAAGTCCTAAAGAAACAGCAGATTTCTTTTATACTAAAAATGCTAAAGGCAAATACATTAATAGTAGACAAGATTATACTATTAAAGATAATAAAAAAGAAATAAGCGATATGAAATTCTTTTTAGCTATTATAGGTTTACTTGCCCTGTCTTATGCTTCATTCTATTTATTCTTACAATTCAATTACTAATATGGAGTTAATTTGCGAAGATTTCCATTTTTATAATAATGGAATAATTTATAAAAACATTAGAACTTTATCACCACAAGGCTGGTTTGCTGACTTAGACAAAGTAGAGCCAAGTATTAGAATTTTTGGAACAAGAGATCAGATAGAAGAAGCCCTTGACACTTATATTGAAATGACAGGACTTAATCTTGATGAGTGTTTTAATTATGACAATGAAGAAGGGTTAAAGTTTTATAAAAAAGAATACAAAAAACTAAATAATAACAAAGCATTAATAGCAACGATATGAAAAAACTAGAAGATTTAACTAAAAACCTACATAAGGAAATACCTTATAAATGGAGAATACAATCAATTCAGTATAATAAAGCAACCTGTGTAGCTTATATAGATGCTAGGGATTGTATGGATATGCTTGATAAAGTAGTAGGAGCTGAGAATTGGCAAAGTATGTATTATACAGAAGATAATAAATTATTTTGTAGAATAGGTATTAAAGCAGGGCTAACTGATTGGGTATGGAAATCAGACACAGGATCAGAATCTAATGTAGAAAAAGAAAAAGGTAAAGTGTCAGATGCTTTTAAAAGAGCTTGTGTTCAATGGGGAATAGGTAGGTTTTTATATCGACTTCCTATACAAAAGCTACAAACTAAAAAACATACTAACGGAAAAGAGTACGCTTATTCTCCTGAAAAAGATATGATAATATTTGATGGAGAAACTTTAACAAAGTATATAAATTGGAAACTTAATAATAATCAAAATAAATAAAAAAAATGGAAGTAAAAGGAAAACTAATTAAGAAGCTTCAAGCAGAAGCAGGAACATCTAAAGCAGGAAAGGCTTGGGAAAAACAAACAGTTGTAATAGATACAGGAAACGATTTTAACAATCTTGTAGCTGTCAGCGCATTTGGTGAAGATAAGATTAAACACTTAAATAAGCTAGAAGAAGGAATGACAGTAGCAATTTTGTGTAATGTTTATTCAAGAGAATACAACGGAAAATTCTATCACAATATAGATGGTTATCATTTTACAAATCAAAGTAATGCTAAAGGTGGTGATGATTTTGTTACTCCTGATGATAACGATATGCCATTTTAAAATGATAGCACAAGATAACTTTAAAACATTATGTGATTTAACTACGAGTTTAGTGGGATTGCGCAAAGGCTCACTATCTTATAAAAGTAGGGCGCAAAAATATCAAGTGCCAAGAAGTGTTGCTGCTGTGGTAGCAAGAATGGTTGATGACATTCACCCTACTGTGATTGCTAAAGAGATTAAAAGAGATAGGGTTTCTGTTTATCATTATGAAAGAACCCATAACTCTAACTATAAATCTTTTCCAAAGTATAGAGAAATATTTAATAAAGTCTTTAATGCTTACAGTAATATAAAAGGATCAAAAAAGACATTTGCTGATTTAGAGCATTTAAGACAGCACTTAAAGGACAATGGGGTTGTTAGTAGTGATAAACACCAAACTACTCTTAGAATAAGCTCAGGAAGGGTAGAGGTTGATATTAAAGTTTCTTACAAGGATTTTTACAATCAATTAGAAAAGTGTAAGTTTGCCTTGACAGATTGCAACTACAACTTAGAGATCATCTAATGACTAAACCAAACTATTATGCAGTTATTCCTGCTGACGTAAGATACAGTAAAAAGCTAACACCAAATGCTAAATTACTATATGCAGAAATAACTGCTTTATGCAATATGAATGGTAAATGCACAGCTTCTACTCAATACTTTTGTAAACTCTATGAAGTAAGCAGGGGATCAATTCAAAATTGGTTAAAAATGCTTGAAGATAATAACTATATACAACGTGACGTTATATTTAGACAAGGTAGTAAAGAAATTTTGACAAGGTACATTAAATTAAAAGACAACCCTAGTCTAAAAAATTATACAGATAATACTAATATAAATATAACTAATACTAATCTTACAGATAGTAATAAAAAAGGGCGCTTTAAAAAACCAACTTTAGATGATGTTAAAAATTATTGTATCTTACGCAATAACAATATAGATGCAGAAGCATTTATTGATTTTTACGAATCTAAGAATTGGCAAATAGGCAAAAACAAAATGAAAGATTGGAAAGCCTGTGTTAGAACTTGGGAACGTAGGGAGGCAAAAAAGCCTCAGACAATGAGCAAGATTCATCAGCATTTGCAAAAAAATATAAACGTAAAAGAAAAACTTTTAAAACAATTTAAAAAATGAAATTAATTAAAACAATGTCAAACGAAGATTTACTAATAAGTTCAGTAGATCTTGTAAGCAATACCTATATAGGGCTTGGTCAAAATAATGTTGAAGAAGATACTATAATGGTAATGGCTCAAAATTTAGCTAAAGATTTAAAAAGAATTTATAAAAACTTTTATATTGAAGATGCAAATAATGCTTTTTATGAAGGTATAAGAATGGAAACTAAATCAGACTTTATTCATTTTAATATACCAATTTATATTAGATGGTTAAAAAGCTATAAAGATTTAGTATGGGAAGCTAGAGCAAGAGTTGATAGTGGAGAAAACCCTAAGGAAGTTCCTCATTATAGACCAGAACCAAAACTATTAAAATAAAAACTATTAAAATGAAAAAAGAAGAAACAGCTCCATTACAATTACTATTAAATGCACTTGAAGTAAATAGAAATAATTTTGAAAAGATATGTTGGCAGGAAGAATTTATAAATTATATAGAAAAAAATAATATAAAACTATATAAAGAAGCTAGAAAATTTGCAGATGATTTAGAAGCTGATGGATATTTTACAAAAGAAGAAAAGGAAAAATGGGGAATGAAATGATAGGGTGGGTAATAATAACAGGAATTTTAATGTATATTTATAGAGAACTAAAATGAAAACAAAAGAAACTATTAAAAAAATATTACTACAAAAACCTCATTTAAGGGATAATGACAATAAACTAATTGCAGCTTATTGGTTTAGAGAATTAAGAAACAAAGGCATAGAATCTGATACTATTACAGCTTTAGATTTTTTACATAAATACGCTGACAATGAATTAACTAACGCTGAATCAATTAGGAGAATGAGGGCAAAGTTACAAGAAGAAAACCCAACCCTAAGAGGTAGAGCTTATGCAATTAGAAAAGGTAAAATACAGGATCAATGGCGGCAAGACTTAGGATATGAAAACAATAAGTAAATTAAAAAAAGAATTAGACAAGTGGTTCAGTCTTTACATAAGGCTTAGGGATTCTGAAAATGGTTTGTGTCAATGCGCAACTTGCTCTAAGGTTTCTTATTACAAATCAGGTATGCAGTGTGGGCATTTTCAATCAAGACGTTTTATGGCAACTCGGTATGATGAACAAAATTGTGCGCCACAATGTGTAGCCTGTAATATGTTTCGTGGGGGTGAGCAGTATCTCTTTGCCTTAGCTATTGATGCAAAGTATGGAGAAGGAACTGCTGAAGAACTGCAATATAAAGCAAGACAAATTCAAAAGTTTTCAAGAGTAGATTATGAAGATAAAATAAGTTATTACAAAGACGCTGTTAAAAACTTAAAAATAGAAAAAGGAATAGAGTGACTTTTTTTATATCTTTGACGTATGCACAATCCAATTTATTCAAGTCAAGAGCATAAGCTGATAATTGAATCGTATATGACAATGTGCAAACAGTTCGCCCAAGAAGTTTCAACACAAGCAAGATACCACAATTACCTAGAGGTTATAGATCTCATTACAGAGTATTCTAACGGCTATGGTGACGGTGTAAGGGAAAATAATTTTTATGATTGGATAATGATTATACCTATAAATTTATCAGTTGCAACAGCAGGGTTTTTTGCAGGGATAGAAACAAAAACAAATGCTCCTGTTGTGAGAGCTTACAAGGTTGTGTTGGATCAGATGTTACAAGAAACAGTAGGTAAGTTAGATGAATTAGAACCGACTAATGACTGAAATCTATATTGAAATATCTAAGCTAACAGATAAATTTAGAACAATGGCTTATGGATTAACAACAGATGAAAACAAAGTAAATGAAGCAGTACAGGAATTACTCTTGTATCTACTCCAAGCAAACCCTGAAACTATTAAAAAAATATATGATAATGATGGTTTAGAAGGAATAACAAGGTATGGTGCAGTTGCTTTGAGAAGGGCGTTAAGAAGTAAAAGAAGTAATTTCTATTATAAGTATGAAAAGTATTATACACATATTGACAGCTTTAATAGTAACGTCAGTTACTCTAGCAATAATCTTGATTATGACTGGAATACTAATTATTATAAAAATATTTCTAATCTTCCGAATGAAGAAGTAGATACTTACAAAATAGATAAGTTGGAATTAATTGACCAGAAGTTGGACAAGCTGGACTCTTGGTACGATAGGGAGTTATTTAAACTTTATTATTATGAAGGGAATACGCTAGATTCACTCGCTGCTAAAACTAAGATAAGTAGAAATAGCTTATTTACAACAATAGATAAAGTAAGAACAATTTTAAAAAAAGAATTGAATGAAGATGTATGATCCAGAAAAAAATGACAGCTTTGTAATGCAGTTTGGTTTCAGGGCGCCTGATTGGCAACCTAAAACAGTAAATAACTATATAAAAAAAGAAGATAGAAAAAATGATAGTAATTTGGCCAAATTAAAATGAATAGGTTTTTCGTTCCTAATGAAGTTTATGAAGATAGGATAGCAATATGCAAAGAATGTGTTTACTATTTTAAACCCACAGGAACTTGCAAGGATTGCGGTTGCTTTATGAAGATCAAAGCACGATTAGCGCCAATGGCTTGTAGTCAAAAAAAGTGGCAAAAGACTACCGAGATAGAAACGCCTGATGATTTACCACAAGAAATAATAGATGAAATATTAGATATGTGGAAAGACTTAAAAACAGGAAGGGCTAAAAATGTACAAGCAAAAAAAAGAATGATAGAAACTTACAATACTATCTATATGACAAATTATTCAACAGGAACTAATTGCGGTTCTTGCTTGTCTACTTGTTTTGATGGCATTAAAAAACTATATAAAAAATACAGCGAATGAGTTATTTAACGCACTTAAAAAGAAACAAGCATCATTATTCAAGCAGATGGATTGTAAAGTATGATGATGATAATTTAGTAAGGGAAGTAAAACTAATATTCAATCCTGAAGAATATAGGAAGTTTAAAAGACCAAGAACATTAAATACACAAGAAGGACTAATTAAAATTTTAGAAAATGACAAAGAAAGAAGATTACAAAACGAATCCTGAACCGCATTACTACACAGGAACAAAATATGGTTATTCTGCAAGATGTGTTGTAGAGGACTTTGATTTAAGTTATAATTGTGGCACAGCAGTATCATATCTTTTAAGAGCTGGTAAAAAAGAAGGCAACCCAGCACAACAAGATATTCAAAAAGCTATTAACCATTTACATTTTGAGCTTGACAAATTATATAAAGAAAATGAAATAAAAACAGGACAGTTAGTAGAATGACACTATACAAATGCCCTTGTGGCGAACAAGAAAAAGAAGTAGCAAGAGCAAAAATCATTTATAGAGAAAATAAGTGGGTTGCTGATGTTGTCTGTGAATGCGGCAAGTATATGGATAGTGAGCCAGAAGAAGGTATGCCACAAATAAAAAGAACTGAGGCATCTTTAAGCAAAAAGAAAAGACACGACAAGTTGTGGGAAGGAGCAAAAGAAAAGCTATGTGGAGAACGAGGAATCAATGAGGACTTCTAATGAACTTCGTAATAAACAACAGTCAAGATAAGCAAACGCTTTTTAATTACTTAAAAGAATTAGAAAGTGACTATATTGTTAAAGTAAAGAAACAAAGAAACAACAGAAGTAATATGCAGAACAATTACTATTGGGCTTGTATAGTTCAACCATTAGGAGAATCACTTGGTTACTTTCCTGATGAAATGCACGATACTTTAAAAGTAAAATTCGCAAGTGAATGGCAAAGTATAGATGTAAACGATAAACAAATAGGACTGCAAACAGTAAACAGCACAGCAAGAATGAACACTAAAGAGTTTGAAGTTTATGCAGAACAAATAAGGATATGGGCTTTAACAGAACTAGGCATAAGATTAATGTTGCCCAATGAATACGAATAATATGAATGTATTAAGTTTATTTGATGGAATGAGTTCTGGGCAAATTGCACTTGAAAGAGCAGGTATAGAAGTTGATAATTATTTTGCAAGTGAAATTGACAAGTATGCAATAGAAGTAACTAAAAACAACTTTCCGAACACAAAGCATATCGGTAGTGTAGTAGATGTTAAGGGTAGTGATTTGCCTAAAATTGATTTGTTAATTGGTGGTAGTCCTTGTCAGGGGTTCTCAACAGCAGGTAAAGAACTTAATTTTGAAGATTCAAGAAGTAAGTTGTTTTTTGAGTTTGTAAGACTATTAAAAGAAACAAAACCGAAATATTTTATGCTTGAAAATGTAAGTATGAAAAAAGAGTTTAGAGACATTATTAGTATGTATTTAGGGTGTCAACCTATATTTATCAATTCATCAAAACTTACAGCACAAAACAGACCAAGATTTTATTGGACTAATATACCAAATGTAAAAGAACCTGCTGATAAAAATATAAAGATAGAGAATGTTTTAGGTATAAAAGGTGTAAGAGTGGGTCAACCGCAACCCTTCCCTAGAGACTATAAGAAACTAGGATTAAAAAGAGTTGAGAGAATGGAATTTAGAAAAGACAATAAATCAAATTCTATCATAACTAATAGTAGTAAAAATCAAATAGAAACACACGAAGGATATAGGAAACTAACACCTTTAGAATGTGAGAGACTGCAAACAGTACCTTTAAATTATACGCTAGGAGTAAGTAATACACAAAGATACAAGATGTTAGGTAATGGTTGGACAGTAGATGTAGTGGCTCATATATTTAATAACTTAAAAACAAATTAGATTAATTTCTATTATATAGTATAGAATTGAATAATCAATCTTTTTCAATTATGGATAAAAGAATAAACAACGGAGGAGCAAGACAAGGCGCAGGGCGTAAGTCTAAGGCAGCAGAACAAAAGTTAATAGAGAACTTAACACCTATGAATGAAATGGCTTTAAAGTCTTTAGAACAAGGTTTAGAGAAAAAGGAACAATGGGCGGTTAAATTGTTTTTTGAATACTTTTATGGTAAACCACAACAAAGAGTAGATGTTACCTCAAATGAGGAAAGTATTAATATGCCTTTAATAAACTTTGTAAAAACTGAATCTTAACGAAAAATACAATCCTTTATTTGAATCTGATGCTCGTTATTTTATAATAACAGGCGGTAGAGGATCAGGAAAGTCATTTGCTGTTACAGTATTCCTTACTCTACTTACAATGGCTAAAGGAATCAGGGTATTGTTTACAAGGTACACAATGGTATCAGCTCACTTATCAATCATTCCTGAGTTCTTGGAAAAAATAAGTCTATTAGGTTTTGAAAACATTTTTAGTGTCAATAAAGCTGAGGTTGTAAACTTAGGGAATCAATCAGACATATTATTTAGAGGGATAAAGACATCAGCAGGGAATCAAACTGCTAGTCTAAAGTCTTTACAAGGCATAAGCTGTTGGGTGTTAGATGAAGCAGAAGAATTAATTGATGAAGATATATTTGATACGATTGATTTAAGCATTAGAGAAAAGAATATACAGAACAGAATAATATTAATTTTAAACCCTGTAACTAAAGAACATTGGATTTACAATAGGTTTTTTGAAAGCAAAGGTGTTGAAGCTGGTTTTAATGGCATTAAAGACAATGTATGCTATATCCATAGTACATACCTAGACAACAAAGAAAATCTCTCTAAGAGCTTCCTAGAGCGTATTAAGACTATAAAGCACATCAACTTTAAAAAGTATCAGCACAAAATACTTGGTGGTTGGTTAGATAAGGCAGAAGGTGTTGTGTTTGATAATTGGAGTATAGGGGAGTTTAATCCTAATGGATTGCAAGTTTCTTGTGGACTTGATTTTGGGTTTTCAATAGATCCTGATTCTTTAACTTCTGTCGCAATTTGCAAGAAGCATAAAAAGATATACCTTAAGGAAGAAATTTATCGTAACGGACTAAAGTCACAAGAGCTTGCTCAAATAATTTTAGACAAGGTAAGTAATACACTTTGTGTTGCCGACAGCAGCGAGCCACGTTTAATAGCCGATCTAAAACATTTAGGTGTTAATATAAAGCCTGTAAAAAAGGGAACTATTGAAAGTGGTATAACTCGTATGCAAGACTATCATTTAGTAATAACTCCTGAATCAACTAACATAGCTAAAGAATTAAACAATTATGTTTATGCAGACAAGGGAAGTAAACTATATGTAGATAATTACAATCACGCTATTGATGGAATAAGGTATAATGTTATATACCACTTAGACAACCCAAATGCAGGTAAGTATTTTGTACAATGAAAAACCCCCCACTTAGTATTACGACAAATGCAGTAGTGAGGGGCTTAAAAACTAAAATGAGGCGCAAATATAACTAATAAACTAAATTAAGCAAATTTCTATTATATTAATATATGAAGGTTAAAATTAAGAAGGAAGGCAAGACAAAGCAGTTCAAATTAATTAGCAGTTGGGAAGAAGTTACATTAGAAAAGTGGTTAAAGCTAATTGATTTTAAGAATGAAACAAAGACAAAGGAAGCAGAAGAAACAATAGCAGCCTTATCTACAATTCCTAAGCAACTGATAAAACAGTTGGAGTTAAAAGACATAGCAGCTATAATGAGTAAGCTGTCAGAGTTTCAACAGCAGCAAGATAGTTCTTTAAAAAGGATAATTGAAATAGATGGAAAAAGATACGGATTCCACCCTGATTTGGATTCCATTACTCTTGGAGAATGGGCAGATTTGGAAACATTTATAAAGCAGGACATTGAAAAGAATCTACCTGAAGTGATGGCAATACTTTATAGACCTATCACAGAAGAAACAGATAGTGGGGTTTATACCATAGCAGCTTATGATGGTAATATAACCATAAGGGCGGAGCAGATGAAGAAGATGTCAGCAGAGCAAGTGCAGAGCGCCTTGCGGTTTTTTTTTGCTTTAGGGAACGTATTGTTAATGACTTTGCCATCATTTTTGATGGAACGGCTGAAGGAAATGAAGATGCAATCGCAACAGAATCCTTCGCAGAAAAGTGGGGATATTTCGGAGTGATGTATAGATTGTGTAATGCCGATATATCAAAGTTAGAAAAGATAACAAGACTTAATCTTTTAGAAGCGTTTACTTGGTTAAGTTATGAAACAGATTTACAAACACAAAACAAAGTGAAATATGGCGGTAACTAATAAGAGCTACAATAATGTAATTGACACTTTATGCCGACTAGGGCAATACCACGAGCAAATCTCTACTGTATCTGTTGGGGATATATTTGACATCAACTTAGAAAAGATGGAGAAAATGCCTTTACTTCATATTAACCCAACATCAGTAACAACAGGTGATGCGGAATTAATCTATAATTTCCAGCTCTTTATTTGTGATCTTGTAAGTGAAAAAGCTGATTGGCAAACGCATCAAGCAGAACAATTGACTAAGCTAATTGATCCTAAGAACAATGAACAACAGGTATGGAATCAGACATTAGAAATATGTACTGACTTTATTGGTATGCTTAGACATAGTTCAAGACAATCTTTAGCAGGTGATAATGATATAAACGCACCACTATATTTTACACAAGATCAGTTTACAATAGAGCCATTTCAAGAAAGGTTTGACAACTTACTTTGTGGGTGGACATTTACAATAGGAATAAGAACACAGAATAATTTTGACACTTGTACAATTCCTGTAACTGATGCAGGGGCTGGGTACTAATGTTTAAATTTAAGATATGGAAAATAGAGATACAACTAATACCACCAAAAATAACAATCAAGCTATGAGTTAATCAGTATAAAGTTTGAAACTTATAATGACTATCCACAAGCAGCTACTAACAATGCTAAAAGAGCTAGAAAATGGAAAGAAGAAAATGGTAGTGATTGCGGTACTAGGGTTGGTTGGACAAGATCAGCACAATTAGCAAATAGAGAAAATATAAGCAGAGATACAATAGCAAGAATGGCATCATTTAAAAGACACCAACAACATAAGGACGTACCATATTCAGAGGGTTGTGGAGGTTTGATGTGGGATGCCTGGGGTGGTTCATCAGGCGTAAATTGGGCAATTAATAAATTAAAACAAATAGATAAAAAATAAAAATTATGGCAGATTTAGTAGTAACAATTTCCGAGAGTGTAACAATCAATGGATCACTCAGAGGTTCATCAAACAATTTAACAGTAACAGGAATTGAAGATACATTTGAAAGGGTAGTGACTTGCCCTCATTCTAATACAACCACAATAGCTACATTCAACAGTAATGTATATGGTAGTGCAGGTGCTTTAGACTTAGAAAATTGTAAGTATATTAGAGTGACCAATATTGACACATCAGACGGCGTTATAGACTTAGCAATTGTAACTGAAAACACTAACTATCAAGTTGTAATGACAGCAGGTTCTTCACATTTGTTATGTCAAGCAGATACAGCAGCAATAGGTGAAAATGATTCATCACCTAACTTTCCAACCTTAGAAGATGTAACAAGCATACAAGTAAGACCAAGAGGCGCATCTGCTAATGTAGACGTTGAAATATTTGTAGCTAGCGTATAATGAAAGGCAAAAATATAGAAAGGTATTTAAACAGTTTTGGTAAGCAGGTTGTAAATAGAGCAAAAGGAAATTTACAAAAAGCTAAAGGCGGTGGCACTAATTTAGAAAATTCTATAACATTTAAAGTAGTTACAGATTCTGATGGGTTTACAGTACAGTTTTTTATGGATAGTTATGGAACTTTTGTGGACAAAGGAGTTTCAGGAAATAAAACAAAAAGAAAATACAAAGACTATAAAAACAAAACAGTTTCAAGTCCTTATAGTTATACAACAAAACAACCACCTCCAGGAATATTAGCGAAATGGATAAGTAAAAAAGGTATTAAAGGTAGAGATAAAAAGTCAGGTAGATTTATAAGTAATTTGTCTTTAGCTTTTATTATGGGAAGGGCTATCAAAAGAGATGGTATTCAGGGTATTAGTTTTTTTCAAAAACCCTTAATGCTAGGAATGAAGCAGTTTGGGCAAGACTTATTAGGAGCAGTAAAAGAAGATATAATAGAAGGTTTAACAACAGCAACAGTAAATTAAAAAATTATGGCAAATTGTGTAATAGAACAAGCTCCACTATTTCAAAACTTCCCTGTAGGGCAAGATATAATCTTTGTGGTTTCTAATAATGATGCAGTAGCAAATCAGATACAAGTAAAGTTTGTAGCTGAGGTTCATATTTCAACCACGCAGCCAAACCCATCTGCTGTAACTGATATTATAGGAACTTTTAAAACAACACCTAACAATGCAGGAGTAGGTATATTTGATTTAAGAAATGTGTTAGAGAATTACGTTAAGGCGGATCACATAGCATCTGATAATGCTATATTTGGCGCAGCAATCCCTTCTGTTGATTTGCCTGTACACCTTATTGACGCTTTTTCTAAAAGTACAGATATTTTAAGACATTTAGTCATTCAGTTTAAAGTAGAGTTTTTAGATCAGGTTTCAGGATCTTCTACTTTCGGACAGCTTATAACAACAGGCGCACAAAACAGTTTGCCTTATAAATTCTGGAATGGATATGTTAAATATACAGATGTTATTTCTGTTGGTAGCACAGGAAACTTTGGTTATAATATTGGCGACTTTTTTCCAGCTAACGCTAATAGAAGGTATCTTACAAATGCACCGACAACTCAATATGCAAATGTAGAAGATTATGGAACGTTGGCATTTATGACACTTACGGCAGCCCAAAGAGCATTAACTTATGAAGTAAAAATAACTGCTTATAATGCAGCAGGTTCAGCTTATAGCACAACCAATGATATAGAAATGAGTATTGCCAATGGCTCTTATGATACTTGGAATGATGATGCTGAAAGACAATTAGTATATCTTGGCGCTTTTCCTGCAAATCTACAAGGAACTTGGTGGAATGGAGCAATAGGTTTTGGAATGACATATTATGTAATACAAATGGAAGATTCAACAGGAGCTGATACACTAGAGCCTGTAACAATACATATAAACTGTCCTAACACACAAGGATATGAAAGTGTTAGGCTTTGTTGGCTTAATCAATGGGGTGCTTGGGATTACTACACTTTCACGCAAAAGTCTATTAGAACTATCAGCACACAGGGCAGCACTTATACACAACTAAACGGATCTTGGAACGAAGCAAATTATAAGTATGCGAATCAACAGGGTGGTAAAAAATCTTTTAGAAGAAACGCAACAGAAAAAGTAACAATTAATACAAACTTTGTTACTGAAAACTATAATGTAATGTTTGAAGAACTAATGAATAGCCCAGAGGTTTACATACTACAAGGAACACAAGCATCAACATCTTTTGGTATTTACTCTTTTGAATTAAGCCAATATGTTACACCTACAAGGATTCTTAATTCTAGCTTCACAAAAAAGACTAAAGCTAACGACCAATTAATACAATATACATTTGAAGTGGAAAAAAGTAAAACACTAAGAACACAGACTATCTAATGAGTGTACAATTAATATTATTTCCGCAAAACTATGAAGGTCGTATGAGTACCTTTACAGGTGATCCTAACCAGATTGTGGTCAACGGAACTTCATTTAACGGATTATCAATAGCAAGCTCTACCACAACAGGAAGCATAGCTTTAGGGGGTATAGTCCTTAATATGGTAACTGCTAATCCTGCGACAGTTCCAAATACTTGGTACAGGTATAGATATGGTCAGGGCGGTGTTTTTCCTGACCTGCCTACTGACTCTGGAAATAATGCAATTTTTGATATTATATCACTAAATGGAGTTTCTGGAATCTACCAAAGAGTCACTAATTTAACGATTGGAACTCAATATAAGTTTAGTGTAATTTTTGGCTCATTTACAGCAGGTAAGGTGCAGCTTTATGATGTTAGAAGTAGTAGTGTTGTGGGTGGAGCATTTGTTTTGCCAGGCACTTCTAGTTACACTCTAACCTTTACGGCACAAGCTACAACAACCACAATAGCTATTGTAACATCTTCTAGTTCTTCATCAGTAGGAAGTGTCACAATACAATCTGTTTCTTTATTAAATGCGACAATAGCCCCTTCACAAACAACTAATCTTTTAGGTGATGGGCAAGTAATATGTGATTTGTATGAAGATGAAGAAATACCCTTAACTTTAAGTGTTGATGAGTTTAAAAATGCAGCAGAGCAAGTGCAATCTTATTCTAAGGCGTTTATGTTACCAGGAACAAAAAGAAATAACCAAATATTTGAAAATCTTTTTGAAATAACAAAAAGTTCACTTGGCAATCAAGGGGTTGTCACCTTTAATCCTTATGCTAAAACCCAATGTATCTTAAAGCAAGATGGATTAGTTTTGTTTGAAGGTTATTTAAAAATGCTTGATATTCAAGATCAAGAGGGAGAGATAAGTTATAATGTAAACCTTTATTCACAAGTAATAACTTTAGCAGATATATTACAAGACAAAAAGTTTAACGATTTAGATTTTTCTGAATTAGAACACACTTACGATAAAACAAGTATTAAGAATAGTTGGTACGAACCATCAGAGGGTACAGGGTTGCCGTTAACAAACCCTTTATCAGTAGATAGTTTTGCTTATGATAACACGAATCAACCTGCTTATGGTGCAAGTCAAACTAATGTTTTAAAATACCCATTTTGTGATTGGGAGCATACTTGGTTAATTTCTGATGGGTTTACAGGTAGTAACGCAACACTAAACGAGCCTGAGTTAACTATGTTTCAACAAGCGTTTAGACCTTTTATTCAAATCAAATACATAATAGATATGATATTTGACCAAGATGATGTACCTTTTTCTTATACAAGTGATTTCTTTAATACTGCTGATTTTAAAAAATTATTTATGGACTTTAATTGGGGATCTACACCTGATATACTATACGGAAGTGTTGTTTATGGTATTAATCAAACAGCCGATCCTTCTACTACTTCTTTTGCTAATTTTCCTTGGGACGGAACAAGTGGAGATATATTAGACGACCAATTTGGATATGATGTAAACCTTTATAAATTTATAGGTCAAGAAAACAACCAACAATACACTTTAGAATACAACCTAGCGTTTGAGCTTACCACGTCTAACCCTGCTGACATTTCTATGCAAATAGTACACAAAAATAGTGGGGGAACAGTTATAGATACATACGAGCAAAGAACTTTTAACACAGGAAGTAATTTTTATAGCACTTTGTATGGTTTAATTAACATAACTGCAAATCAAAATGACACAATAGAAGTACAATGGAAAACAGCAGTAGCAGGTAGGGCGCAACCTTATATCACAGGTGCTGCTAACTCTTGGAGCAGAATGCAGGTAACCACAGGTGCTGTAACAGTAACCACAAACGATTTATTACAAAGTTTAAGGGGAGGGTTAGGTCAATGGCAATTTCTAAAAGGAATTATGAATATGTTCAATTTAGTAAGTATTCCTGATGACGAAAACCCTAATAACATTTTAATTGAACCTTATGGAGATATATTTATAAGCAACACTAAAAGCGGTAATACTAATGACTTAAGCTTAAAAGCTAGAAGCATTCAGCACGATTGGACAGAAAAAATAGATGTTTCAGAAATGAAATTAGTGCCATTGACTGATTTGAATAAGAGTCTTATTTTTCAATTTGAAGAAGATGAAGAAGATTATACTTTTATGAATTATAAATTAAATACAGAAGATCATCTGTATGGCAGTAAAAAATATGATGCAACTTTAACAACAGGGGGCTTACAAAGTGTCTTAGAAGGGGAAGAAGAAATTATTGCCTCTCCATTTGCAGCTACTATACCAAAGGCTCTAGCTACACAATTTGACATAATAGTTCCTGCGCTTTATTCTTACAATCCTGATGATGGTACTTCTCAAGGGTTCAACAATAAGCCAAGAATAATGTACAACACAGGAAGAAAGACTATAGGAAAGGGAGGAACTTATTATATCCCTGAACAAAACGGCACAAATAGTGAAAACTCTACACTTTATTTACAGTTTAGTCATTTCAATGAAGTGCCTAGTCTTGCTACAAGTTTAGATTTTCATTTTGGAGAGTGTCAATATTTTCCTGGTGTATCAACAAGTGGAACGACAAACAATCTATTTAACACTTATTGGCTGCCATATCTTAATGAACTTTACAATTCTGACACTAGAATAATGACTATAAAAGTCAATTTAACAGCAGGAGATATTAATACGTTTAAAATGTATGATACAGTTTTTATTAAAAACAGACAATTTAGAGTTAACCGAATAGATTACAAGCCAACCGATTTATCAACTGTTGAATTTATACTAATACCATAATGGCAATACCATACTTAACAGGATATTTTGTAAAGCCTATCTCTATTGATGGAATAGGTGAAGTTACTTTTACTGATGGAACAAATGAATTTCCACCCAATCAGCAACAATGTGAAGCGTATGGATATAAATACGACAAAGCAACAGGAACCTGTAGTGCTTTTAATTACACTTCAAATATTGCTGCTAACGTAATAAATGAAAACAATAATATTCAAGGAACACAAAACACAACCGAAACAGGTACTAATAATACCTATATAATGGGTGAGAGTAATGCTGTAAAGGGATTTTCAAGAAACAACATTATAATAGGAAGTCATAACGAAATATTAGCAGAAGTAAATAATGCTGCTGTTCTTGGAAACTTTGGAATAGCAAGAAATGCTGGGCAAATAGTTTTCGGTGGTGGTGGGTTTAATGGAGCAGGAAAAGGATATGCTCAAAGTTCAGCCATCACTTTAACAGGAACAACTACAAACAATACTTCTACCGCTTTATTTGTTAATGGAAATCCTAATGTAACAGCAATATCAATGGGTGGTGATTTAGGCAAAAAGTATATAGGCTACGAAGCAGCATTAATAGGTGCAAGAACAGGAGGATCAGCAGCAGGGAGTGTTGGTGACAGAATATTCCTAACAATTAGTGGTATTATTTATGAAACAACAGCTAATGAATCAAGTGCTGCAATAGTACAAGTAGGAACAGTATCAGGTTGGACAGGTTTAATAGACTTTGATGGTAGTAATATGGAGTTTAGTGTTACAGGTGCAACCAATGTAGACATAAGCTGGAGCTGCACTCTTAACCTTTATGAAATGAGAATATAAAAAATAAAATTATGGCAGATAAAACAATAATAGAAGCTGAAGTAAAATCAAATGTAGGCGAAGTTACGGAAGAAGTAAATAAGCTAGACAAGGCAACTGATAAGGCAGCAAAAGATGGTTTTGGGGGAATGCAAAAAGCTATTAAAGGAGTTGGTGATGCACTAAAAGCCGCAGGAATAGGTTTGGTTGTAGGTGCATTAGCTGCTTTTGCAGATGCTTTTAGACAAAATCAAAGGGTAATAGACTTTTTTAACACTACACTTAAAGCAACGTCAATTGCTTTTAGTGATTTATTTGTATTTATAGATAATAATTTTAAAACAATACAAGGATATTTAAAAGGATTATTTAGTGATCCTATTGGCGAACTTTTTAAACTAGGGCAAAGCATACAAAGATTTTTTATTGACAATCTAAGTGGTGTTGGTGAAATGTTAGGCGCATTAGGTAAGCTAATGATGACAAACCCTATAACTAATCCTAAATTATTTGCAGAGAATTTAGCTAAAGTAGGACTTGCGGCAAGTGATGCAAAAAAAGAAATGACTGATATTTTTAATGAGATAACAAGTTCAGTTAAAGAATACACAAGTGGCATTATTGACCAGGCTTCAGCTATGGTTGAGTTAGACAAAAAAGCAGCATTAGCGGTTGCAAGGAATCAAAAAATCCTTGAACAAAAAGATAGGGAAGCTGAGATCCAAAGACAAATAAGAGATGATGAAACAAACACTTTTAAAGTTAGAATTGAAGCTAACGAAAAGTTAAACCTTATTTTAGACGAACAGGAAAAATTAATGTTAGCTAATGCTAAAATAGTAAAAGAAGCTGCTAGGGCACAAAAAGATTTAACAAAAAATGATGCTGATAGAATAGCTTTTATACAAGCAGAAGCTGAAGAATTAGCTATTTTAGCACAAATAGAAGGTTTTAGATCAGAGCAAAAAATAAACGCTATATCACTTACAAAAGAAGAAAAAGCGGTAGCAGAGGAGAATACTGAAGCTCAATTAGCGGCTTATTCAGGGCTAGCTAAGTCACTAAGTGGACTAGCGGCTGACAATAAAGAGTTAGCGGTAGCAGGAGCAATTATAGACACCTTTGCAGGAGCAAATAAAGCATTAAGAGAAGGAGCAGGAACACCACTTGGTTATATTAATGCAGCAGCTATTATAGCAGCAGGACTTGCTAATGTAAACAAGATAATGTCAGTAAATGTTGGCGGTGGAGGAGGAGGCGGTGGAGGAGGCGCACCTGCACCTAATACCCCAGCCCCACAAATGATGTCAGGAGCTTTTGATATGACAGGAGGACAAGCACCAGGAGCTATGAGGGCATTTGTAGTAACTGATGAAATGACCAACAGCCAAGATCAACTAGCAAACATAAGACGTAGAGCAACAATTTAAAAATCAAATAAACTAACTAAAATTCTATTTAATAATATGCCTTGTAAGAAATGTAAAGACGAAAACTATAAGTATGGTAATACAGGAGAATGTAAGTATGCCACTAAAGAGGCTTGCGAAAAAGCTAATCCAAAAAAATATAGTAAAATGCAACCAACACCACTAGGAAAAAAGACGTATGAAGAATACGAAAAAGAATTAAAAGAGTTTAATTTAAGTTCACAAAGGTTTGAATTTAATACACAAAAGGAGCTATTTGCATTACTTGATGAGTTTTGGAAAAATTTTGATAATGCAGTTTTGCCATTTGATAAAGTTGAAGGTGTCTTAAAAGGTATGATTAAAAGTGCTGAAAAGGCAAAATCAACTGCAAATGAATATATAAAAAAAGCTGAACAATTTAATAAGCAAATAAAAGAATTAGGAATTTCAGAAAAAGAGGCTAAAGCAGGTTCTTATATAAAACAAAAAAAAGAGGATATTAAAAGTGCTGATAACTGGATAAGAGTTATAAAGAAATTTATAGCTGATGCTAATAATGTAGATTAAAATAATAATATGAAAGAAACTAAAATAGTAGAATTAGTAATAGCAGATGATAGTCAAGAACTAGCTATTGATGCTATTAGCTTAGTCAATTCTCCTGCAATAGAGCAGGACTTTGTATTCTTTGGTAAAGAGAAAAACAACTTGACTTTCGCTAAGGTAGATGAAGAAAAGCGTATGCTAGTTAGTCCTGCACTTATCCCTAATAAACAGATATTTAGATATGATCCTAACACCGATTCAGACTACTATGTTTACTTTAGTCCTGATACAGTTAGAAAGGCTAGTGAGTTATATTTAAAACATAACAACCATCACAAAGCTACTCACGAACACAACGAAAGAGTATCAGGAGTTTTAACAGTAGAGTCTTGGATTAAAGAAGGCGACAGCGACAAGTCAAAATTATACGGATTTGATTTACCTAATGGAACGTGGTTCGTTAAAATGAAAATAGAAAACGAAGAACTTTGGCAAAAGATAAAAGCAGGAGAATTAAAAGGACTTTCAATAGAAGGTTATTTTACTAATAAATTTGAACAAATGCAAAAGAAAGAATTTACAACAGAAGAAGTAAGAACTGCACTTAAAGAATTGTTAAGTGTTCAGAAGGTTGAGTTAGGATTAATTGATGATATAAAAAAAGATTTGGTAGAAGCAGCCGATAAGCCAATGTCAAAAGCTATGGACTTATTAGGACAATCTATAAAGTTAGTTAAACAAGCAGAAAGTAATACAAAAGCAGTAGGTAAAAATATAGATAAGGCAGAAAAACAAGCTAAAGAACTTGGAGTTGATATTCCTGAATTAAAAGAATACACTGCTTTATATAAAAAAAATCTAAACTTTTTTAAACAAACTATCGCTGAAATTCAAAAAGCTAAAATATATTAAATAATATGAAACCAACACCAGAACAAATACTAAGTGCTTTAAATAAAATGATAAGAGAAAGCAAAACTGAACTAAAAGCAGAAAAGGTTGAGTTGGGTTTAGTTGATGATTTAAAAACAATTTTAAAATCAGCAGAAAAATATAAAAAAGAAAGTAAAGAAAATATTAAATCAGCAGAAGGGTTAAATAAACAATCTTTACAAATATTACAAAAACAAGAAGCTTTAGATAAGAAATTAAATAAAGCTGAAGATGATGCAAAAAAAACATACAATCAATTTAAAAAAGCTGCAAAGGAATTAGGTGTAAATGATAAAGATAGTCCTGCTTTTAAAATTAATGAAGAAATATTATCAAATTTGTTATTATCAAGTAGAGAAGATGATGTAAAAAGTATTTTAACAATGAGATTAAAGTAAAAATCAAATAAATAAATAACTATTCTATTATATTAAAAAAGAACCTATGGACATTAAAGAACAAATATTAGTAG